TCTTTGGAGCCTCTAGATGAAGCATTGTCAATGGTGTGACAACAGTTTTGAAACAAAAGTTTCTTACCAAATATACTGCTCCCCCGAATGCAGGGATGGAGCTACTAAACAAAAGATTACTGAAAGATATCAGCTCTCTAGGATTAGCCGTAGGGCTGGTAAGGTTAGAAAGTGCAAGAAGTGTGAGCAGAATTTGTCAATTTATAATGATGAACAGACCTGTAGCAAGTGCCTAATTAATCCAGCTGACATATCTATTGCTCTAAAAGATATAAAAAGGTTATCTAATGGTAAATCTTAATTTATTAAAAGATACCCCCAAGAATATCTGTGCGATCGATGCCAGCACAAACAGTTTGGCCTTTGCTATTTTTAACGATAAGTCTTTGGTTGCCTGCGGTAAGATTAATTTTAAAGGACCAGACACCTATTCTAAAGTAGGAGATGCTGCAAGAAAATCAGTAGCCTTTTTTGATAAGTTTGATATTGATGCAATTGTCATTGAGCACACGGTATTTATGAATAGCCCAAAGACTGCCGCAGACCTTGCCCTGGTCCAAGGTGGTCTTCTTGGGGCAGCTAGAATTGTGGGGATAAAAAGATTTGGATCTGTCAGCCCTATTACTTGGCAAAACTTTATAGGAAATAAAAAACTTACTACTTTAGAAAAGCTGGAGGTAGCAAAGAACAATCCAAATAAAGCTCCGTCTACTTTAAAGACAATAGAGAGAGAGTTTAGAAAGCAACGAACAATTAAGTTTGTAAACACCTACTACGACAAGCAGATAGATGATAACGATGTCGCAGATGCTATAGCAATTGGACACTATGCTGTTAATAACCCAGGAAAGATTGGCTTGTAAAAATGGCAGCAAAGTTGTATACTAGTGAGGCATGGCTTAAAAAAAGATATTGGATGGACAAAAAGAGTCCAGAAGAAATTGCAAAAGAATGTGGCACAAGCGTAGAAACTATCTATGTTTACCTAGCAAAATTTGGACTAAGAAAGAGTAGAAGATGAGCATACAAACAGAAAAAGATATTGCAAGAGTTTCAGACCAAGTTAGAGACTTGCTGATTTCTAAGAATAGGTCTTATGGAGATTCGGCATTGCACCCTTCAAGAATATTTTCAAAAACAGACAACGTAGAGCAGCTGCTGGTTCGCATTGATGACAAGCTCTCACGCATACAGAATGGTCACGACTGGCCAGGGGATAATGAAATTGACGATCTGCTTGGGTATTTAATACTTCTTAAGATTGCCAAAGAAAGAGCTTCTGGTGAATAAAAGAAGGTCTTCTCTTATAAGAGAAACCAAGTTTGAAAGAGTTAAAGAGATGTGGGTAGGCAACAGGTTAGTGGTAGCTGGAGAGATTATAAAAATTTCTGGAGAATATGGGGCAAGGTTCAAGTTTGACAGCCTAGTAACAAACAAGGAAACTGGGGCTCAGTGGATAGACTGCTTTGAGTTTAGCAAAAGCTCGGTTTCTGCATGTAGATCGTTCAGATCTGATAGAATTAAACTAATGCCAATAAAAAGGGGTAGGAAGAATGTCGACTGAAGATAACCTAATTGAACACTTAGACAAGGTAAACAAAGTAGTAGAAGAATACCTTAAGGGCAGTGAAGCTACCCAAATTTCTAAAGAGCTAGATATTCCACGACAAAAAGTTGTAACGTACATCAACGAGTGGAAGCAGATGGCCTCAGACAATGCAGCTATCCGTGCAAGAGCCAAAGAGGCATTGGTGGGAGCAGACACCCATTACAATAAGCTAATTAATAAAGCTTATGAAGTTATTGATGATGCAACCACAGCTGCAAACCTTAGTGCAAAGACTGCTGCCATTAAGTTAGTCCTTGACATTGAGGCAAGAAGAATTGATATGCTACAAAAAGCTGGGCTGCTAGAAAACAAAGAGCTAGCAGAAGAGATGCTAGAGATTGAAAGAAAGCAAGACGTCTTGGTAAACATTCTTAAAGACATTGCTTCAGAGCATCCACAAATACGAGACGAGATTATGCGTAGGCTATCTGCTGTCTCAAAAGACAAAGAGGTAATCACGATTGTCAGCGATGTTTGATGAGTTTTTAGAAGTCCTAAAAGATAGCAACTTTGATGAGACCCCAGTTGATGCAAAAACATTTGTGGAGGGCGAAGACTATCTGGGCCAACCTCCGTTGTCAGATGTTCAGTATGACATTGTCGAAGCTATGAGTCAAATTTATAAATTAGAAGATTTAATTAATTTAATGGGACAGGAAGAAGGTACAAGATATTACAAAAAGTATACAAAAAATGAAATTATTCTTCAACTTGGTAAAGGATCTGGCAAGGATTTTACGTCTACTGTTGCTTGTTCTTACATCGTATACAAGCTCCTTTGTCTTAAGGACCCAGCGAGGTACTTTGGAAAGCCAGGTGGGGATGCGATTGATATCATTAACGTGGCGATTAACGCTCAGCAGGCTAAGAACGTTTTCTTCAAAGGTTTCAAATCTAAGATAGAAAGATCCCCGTGGTTTGCTGGAAAGTTTTACGCAAAGGCAGAATCAATTGAGTTTGATAAAGCCATTACGGTTTACTCGGGACACTCTGAGCGTGAGTCTCACGAAGGTCTTAACCTTATCCTGGCGGTGCTCGATGAGATTTCTGGCTTTGCTCAGGAGATTGGCGGCGGCAATGACCAGGGTAAAACTGCAGATAATATCTATAAAGCTTTTCGTGCATCCGTAGATTCACGATTCCCAGACCTTGGCAAGGTGGCCTTACTATCTTTCCCACGTTTTCCTGGAGACTTTATCTCACAAAGATATGACTCTGTAATTGCGGAAAAAGAAAGTATTCAGAAAAAGCATACTTTTATTATTAATCCAGAGCTTCCAGAAAAAGCTGAGGGAAACAGTTTACAGATTGAGTGGGATGAAGATGTCATTACGTCATACAAGTATCCAGGAGTGTTTGCACTAAAAAGACCAACCTGGGTAGTAAATCCAACAAGAACTATTGACGATTTTAAGCTAGCCTTCTACACAGACATAGGGGATGCTATGCAAAGGTTTGCCTGCGTTCCAACCTTCGCATCTGACGCATTCTTTAAGCAAAGGGAAAAGGTCAGGGCATGTATGACTATTAGAAACCCCATCGATTCTTCTAAGAGGTTTGACGATGCTTTTAAGCCAGACCCAAACAAAAAATATTTTGTTCATGCCGACCTTGCACAAAAGCATGACAAGTGTGCAGTAGCAATTGCTCACGTAGAAAAATGGGTATCTGTTCAAGTTATGAAAGACTATGAGCAAGTTGTCCCTATGGTTGTTGTTGATGCTGTTGTATATTGGGAGCCAAGGGTCGAAGGTCCAGTGAATCTTTCTGAGGTAAAACAATGGATTCAGAATTTACGCAGACAGGGGTTCGATCTTGGAATGGTAAGCTTTGACCGATGGCAGTCGTTTGATATCCAGAATGAGTTAAAGTCTGTGGGTATTAGAACTGAAACGGTATCAGTAGCAAAAAAGCACTATGAGGATATGGCTATGCTAATGTATGAGGAAAGACTCGCTATGCCAGCAATTGAGCTATTGTTTGAGGAGCTAACTGAATTAAAGATTATGAAAAATAATCGAGTAGACCATCCAAGAAAAAGCTCTAAGGACTTGGCAGATGCTGTTTGTGGAGCAATTTTTGGAGCAATATCACATACACCAAAGGATCAAAACCTTGAGGTAGAGGTTCATACCTATAGGGATAGGCCTAAAAACCATGTTGACAACCAAAGGAACAATGTGATAGAATATAAGCCTATCCCGAAAGACATCAAAGAATATCTGGATAGTTTCGAAATAATCTAAAATAAGGAGATCCAAAAATATGACTTCATTTAAGAAGCCACTAATCGCTATTGCTTCTGCAGTAGCTCTAGTAGGAACTATGCTCATTGCTGGTCCTGCTATTGCATCATCCGCTACACTAACGGTTGCTGGAGCGTCTCCAGCCTCTGCAGGAACCTCATCTGCAAGTGCAATTGCACTCCCTGTCCCATCCGACAATGACGTAAGCTCTGCTGATGCACTTCGCATTTCCCTGTCTGGCGTAACTGCTGGCAGCAATGTTGTTGTGACTGCTACCAATGCAAAGATTGTCACAGCTGTTACTTCTGGTTCTACCACCGTAAAGGTCGACTCTGGAGTGTCTACAGCAACAATCGCAACTGGCACAGGAACAACTGCTGATGTTTATGTTTACACAACTACTACCGAAACTGGAACTGTTGTGGTTACTGCAAACAGTAACACAACAACGTACTACGTTAAGGGCACTGCAGGTGCTGCGTATAACCTAGTTGTTGTTGCTCCATCTGTTGCTAACCTAGGTGCTGCAGTAGAACTAACTGCAACTGTGACTGACGTGTTTGGTAATGCTGTAACTAACGCCAGCATTTCTTCCGCAGTAATTCGTGGTACAGTTGGTGCATTCTCATACGATGCAACTGACAAGCGTTATGAGGCAACTCTAACCGCTCCTACAACTGCAGGCACAACGGTAATTGCTAACACAATTACTGCATCTGCTGTAGCAGGCCTTGCAAAGCCAGCAACCGAGGTTGTTTCAAACATCTCTGTTGCAGACCTTGCTGGCCAGGTTGCAGTTCTAACAGCACAAATTGCAGCTTTAAAGGCTGACTACAATGCTGTAGCTAAGAAGTTCAACAAGAAGGTTAAGAAGAGCAAGCGAGTTGCTCTAAAGTAATTAACCATATGTAGTAAAGGGGAGGGGATAAAACCCTTCCCCTTTTCTATATTGCAAAACTCTCAACCAAAGCTTTAGGTAGTGTTTTGTATTTTTAAAAACACTGTGCTATAATTGATCTCTAATCCAACTATCGAAAGGCAACACTTTTATGTCAGACTTTTTCTCCTTTAGACTTCCAGTAGATTTTGTTGAAAAATACACTGCTGTAGAGGCACCATTTGGCTTCAGAGACGCAGGAGAAAACTCCATTGGAGAAATTACTTTTGCCAGAACCTATTCTCGCATCAAAGAAGATGGAACCAAAGAACGCTGGTATGAAGTTTGTAGAAGAGTTATTGAAGGTATGTATTCTGTCCAGAAGAATCATGCCAAGGACAACCGTCTTCCATGGAATGACTACAAGGCTCAGAAGTCAGCACAAGAAGCTTTTGACCGCATGTTCAATCTAAAGTGGACCCCTCCAGGCCGTGGTATGTGGACATTTGGAACACCACTTACAATGGAAAAACGTAACTCAGCTGCACTACAAAACTGTGCTGTAGTATCTACAAAAGACCTAGACAAGAATGATCCAGGTGCTTTGTTTGCTTGGGTAATGGATGCACTAATGCTTGGAATTGGTGTTGGCTTTGACACTCTTGGACAAGACAAAGCGTTTCCGATTCACGCACCGCTAGAACCGAAAGCAGTCTATGAAATTCCAGATACTCGTGAAGGCTGGGTAGAGGCAACAAGGCTACTTCTTAACTCATTCTTAAGACCAAACCAAAACATCCAGGAGCTGGACTACTCTCTTATTAGACCATTGGGTGCACCAATCAAGGGCTTTGGAGGAACTGCTTCTGGACCAGCACCACTAAAGCAGCTTCACGAACAAATTAGTAAAGTGATTGGCGGACGTGCTGGAGAAACTCTAGACTCTCGTGCAATCGTAGACATTATTAATCTTATTGGAACTTGTGTTGTTTCTGGAAACGTTCGTCGTTCTGCCACACTAGCCTTGGGAGTAGAGGGAGATGATGACTTCTTAAACTTAAAGAATGCAGAAGCTTTTCCAGAGCGTAATAGCTACGATCCAAACAATCCAGGCTGGGCATGGATGAGCAACAACTCTATCTCTGCTACCGTTGGCATGGATTACTCAAAGTATGTAGATCGTATTGTAGATAATGGAGAGCCAGGATTTATTTGGTTGGATGTTGCTCGTAACTACGGACGTTTGGCTGACCAGCCAGACGGTGCAGACTACCGTGTAGTAGGCTTTAATCCGTGTGCAGAACAGCCACTAGAGTCCTACGAGCTCTGCACCCTAGTTGAAGTACATTTAAACCGTCACGAGTCCAAGGAGGACTTCCTACGGACTCTGAAGTTTGCCTATCTATATGGTAAGACTGTAACCCTTCTTCCAACTCACTGGCAACAGACTAACGGTATTATGCAAAGAAACCGTAGAATTGGAACATCCCTAACTGGTATCGCATCCTTTGCTGATGAGAATGGTCTTCCAACTGTTCGCAACTGGATGGATGAGGGATACAATAAGATTCGTTTCTATGACAAGAAGTATTCTGAATGGCTATGTGTTCGTGAATCAATTCGTGTGACTACCGTAAAGCCATCTGGATCAGTATCATTGCTGTCAGGTGCAACACCTGGAGTTCACTGGGGACCAGGGGGAGCCTTCTACCTACGTGCCATTCGTTTTGGAAACACAGACCCAATGCTACACCTATTTAAGGCAGCTGGATACAAGTGTGAAGATGATCTGGTATCAGCAAATACTACAGTTGTATACTTCCCAATTAAGTCTGGACAAAAGGGTAGCGAAAAGCAGGTATCGCTATTTGAAAAGATGTCTCTTGCTGCAACCGCTCAGGAGTATTGGTCAGACAACGGTGTATCAGTAACCCTATCCTTCGACAAGGAAACAGAGAAGCAGCACGTAGCATCCGTTCTTAATATGTATGAGGGTAAGTTAAAGGCTGTATCATTCTTGCCAATGGG